CCGTTCCACCGAGAGCAGGAGCCGCATACGAGTCCAAAGGCCATGAGATAAATGTATTCTGCGGGGTGGTTCCTTTGTTGACGAGACTCATGAAAGGCGTGGCCTTTTCATCGACTCGCGTGATGAGGTCTAAAAGGTCTTCTCTTTTTGCGACCTGATTAATTTCAAACAGCATTGCCATGGTATAATCCTTTTGTTTTTAGATTTTAGCAGCAGCTCTAATCCAATCTTTCAGACCATCCCTAGAACCTGATTTGTAAACCCTGTCTCTGGCTGACTTCATCTTTTGCTCCGAATCGCTGACAGCAGGCTTGGTAGCCGCTGGTCTTCCTGGTTGTGGAGTTGGATCTGGGGTCCTGGTTTGCTTGGTTCCCTTTGCGGCCTGCTCCTGTTCTACATAGAAGCCGACCAAGGCCCGTGCTAAATACAGGTCCACATCCTGGAGGTTTTTAATTCCAGGGTTGGCCTGTTTGACCTGATCCACCCACGCCCTTGCTGGGTTTTTCGGATCGCGCAACCAAGGGTATTTGGTTACAGCGAATTCAAAAGATCGTGCCTGCTGCTCGATTTGCTTTCGTCTTTTCGGAATGTCTGACTCGCGGCTAAATTCTGCGTTGAGTGCCAAGTCTTCCAGCCATGCCTCGACGTCCTCAGGCATGTTCTCCCCTACTCTCTGTTGGATTTCTTTTTCAACAGAATCAGGGTCACGCCTGTAACGACTAAGGCTACGTTTTGCCCATCGTTCAGCAGCTAATGCGTCATCCTCAAGCCTCTCCAAATCATCGAAGGTGTCGGCCTGAGATACCATTTCAGAGATACTACTTTCCTCCTTGGGTTTCTGGGATTGCTTCAGCTCATATTGTTCCTGACGCATCTCATGGAGTTGTTCTTCCAACTCGCGTTTCTGAGCGGTCAGCTTGTTAATGCGCTTCTGCCACCCGGTCTCCCTCTGAGGGTCTTCCGGTTCTTCCTGAACGCTCTCTTCGACCTGCTGCAATGCATCGTCTGGAGGTTCAGGAGCGGGTGTCTCTTCTGTGTTTGTAGGAGCGTCTTCTTGAGGTGTTAATGATGCAGCTATTGCATCCCTCAATGCGTCCATGCCACCAAGTGGAGTCTCTTCCCCAGAGGCTTGGTTTTCCTCCGGCTTAATATCAGGATTGTCCATGCTGTTAACGGTCGCAAGCTACCGAGAAGTCAGGAGTTCAAGGCACCCCAGGGGCCTATAGTTAACCTCGGACAAGGTCAAAAAAACCGTCGCAAAGTTTATTTAGGTGTCAACCCCTATTTCTTCGTTGCTACGGTTGGCCGATTCAAAGATCGACTTAAACTCTGAATGCAGGTCTTGAATTGCAGCCAATCTGCCAGCACAGAAATGCCTCTCTGAGTCATTAGCCTCGGGCAATGTAATCAGATTAACATCTGCTTGGGCCGCTTCATCCAAGATCCAGAAGATAGATTGTCGGACAGGGTGTTCTTCTGGCAGGGAGAAGGCCCTCAACAATTCCTCTGGGTATTCAAACGCTTGTTCAGGCATTTGGATTTACCCCCAATCGTCCGATCTGCTTATTCTGTTGTTGCATCACGCTCATATTAAGGTTCTGAGAATACATCTTCAGCAGTTCTTGGAACTGTTGGTCAGCCTCAAGTTGCTGTTGGTATTTCGGATTGTTCTGAATGATTTGTTGCAAAAACTGCATCTTGATAGCAGCCGCTGGGTCGTTTTCGACCAGCTTAGAAGGCGAGTTGCCAAGGGACATGTATGCCACCTGAGAGTTCACCTCCTCAAACATTGCCTGACTGGCCTCTGCGTTCTGAATGACAAGCTCATCAGCAAGCGACGGATCAATAACTTGGAGCTTTTTGCGGATCAGCTTGGTGCGATCCACGATACCCATGGTGTCTTCAGGCAGCACAAACTGGCTAATCGCCTGAAGCTTTTTCTCAACAAACTCGTTGTCCAACTCGCGAACATCAAAATGCAGGTTGAAGTTGAAGTTATTGGGGTCCCTGGGGATAGGCTTACCAGTGCCTGTAACTACAGCGAACCGCTCGTCATCATCGAATCTCTGGGTAAGATCCCACATACGGTTGACGACGGTAGACATGTGACGCAACCAGCGGTGAACGTAGGCTTGTTGCCGTAGCTGCGTTTCTACAGGAGGCACAGCGGAATTAGGTCTTCCAAAGTATCGATCAGTTCTCACTTGGATCTGATCCATGAGCTGGAACGCAAGGTCAGCCCCGCGCTTAGGTGTATCCATCCAAGAGATGTCACCGGGCCTTTGCTCAGACACCTGGACACCTGGGCCTATCTTAATGCGTTGACCGTAGCGCAACGGGACGCGGAGAGGTGGAAGTGTATCGAAAGATGATCTGTCAAACACCTGGTCGGCCTGGGCCTTATATTCAGCCTGCCATGTTTTCACGATCTCGCTGACACCTCTGGATTCGATAGGTGACCTTCGCGTTTTCTCGCGGGTGAAACATTCAAATGGGTAGGTGTCCCCGGCTTCTGTTACCAGCTCATGCTGTGCAAAACATTCTTCACCCTTCTCATCCTTGTGCATGTAAGGGCTGAACACAGTCTGGTAGATTCCAGGGTTGCCGTTCTCAGTGACACGCCTTGAGTATGCATGAACAATCTCCACAAGGTTGCTTCGATCATCCAGCTTCTCACTGTTGCCTGTTACTGGCGAAAGGCCCGTGTCCCACACGGTGGTGTTGCGTCCTGCTGTTCGCTTGATCTTTTCAACAAACTTCTCATCCCAATCACCGTTAGTGGCTTTCTCCTCGATCTCTGCCAAAGTGTAATAATCGCGTCGAAAGATAGCTCTGGCCCGGTGCCAATCCTGTGTTTCAGGGGGGAATAGAATTTCAAAGTAAGGTCGAAGAGCTACAATGCTGGGTTGGTTTTTCGTCATCTGAGGCACGTCGAACACAGTCTTGCCTGTCTTTGCGACCTCGTTGATGTGTTTCAGGGCCTTTTGCCTCTTCAGGCCCGGGTTGCTACCAACCAACAGGTCAGCCAAATATTCCTTCTCGTTTTTGAGAGCCGACTGGAGTGCCTCGATGTTTGGTGAGTTATCGGTTCCTCCCATGAACCGGGCGAGGCCTTCGAGGGATATTTGCTGTGGGACCTGGGCATAGCAGCGATCCCAGGTAGTGTGAAGAACACTCCAGCCGTATTGTGCTGCATATTCCGCGTGGAGTTCCAATTCCTCCTCAAAGTCAGGTTGCAACACCGTTTGCAACATCCACCGAAGATATACACCGACCGCACTGGCATCTTCATGGTCTTTGCCTTCAACTCCTCCTACGTTCAAAGCAGCACGGCTGAGAGCGGAGGTAGACAACTGCACCATGAAAGAACAGACCTCATCTGCCAGACGGATGCGAGTGTCAGATGCGCCTTCCCAGGGAAAGGGTTGCTGACCTAAGTCCCTTGCGTGTTTCTTGCCGTCCCTGCTCTGTCCATTCCAAGTGGAGAATCGTGTTTCATCACTCTCTCTGACTCGGTAAGTGATCCGCTCGTCGCTGTAAGATCGAACAAAGTCCTTGTGAAGCTCGGAGATGTTAGGGTCCGTGGTGTGCTGGAGTTTATCTCCGTCAACGTAGTTGCTGTGCATGGTGTTTGTCACCTAGGGCCTAGTAAGACCCTGGTTCTGATGTGTATTCGGCCTGACGTGGGACATACATTGGGTCCATTAAAATCAGGTAGCGCAAGGCGTCGCAGGGATCTTTACAAGCCCCTTTGTCACCATCCGCATTAGTCCACGTCCTCAGACTGTAAATTAAGTTACCGCACTCCTCGGAGATATAGAGTTTCGGCTCATTAAGAACCGTCACTTCTTCGGCCAGATTATAGGCAAACAAATTATTGACAAGAGCAACTGATTCGTCGATATGCGCCATGCTTGCTGGAGTAAAATGTAACCCGTCCTGAGTCACTTGTCCTCCTGCACCTCGGTCTGGTGTAGCAAGCAAATCTATCAACGATTGGTTGTGTTCTCTCTGACCCAACACAGCAGTTCTACCAGCTCTGGGATCGATGTATCTCTCATGGATCCCGCCATCAGATTTCTCCACTTCCCTGATCAACTGTTTCCACTGAGCTATGTTCCGACCGCAATCTGCTGTTTGTGCAGGCCCAGGTTTACCGTCGAGCTTGCTGCTTGGAACAGCCCATTCCCCATGGTTCTTGTAATCAGGGAACTCCCTATAAACAAAAACACGACCCAAATCATCGACCCTAGCCCACAAAAAGAACCAGTTCCGGTCTCCAGGTGTAGGGTCACAAACCATGTAGTTAGTGCCTTCCCTGGGAACATCAGAGGCTTTGATAATGTTGCGATCAGTGAACCTAGGGAACTTGCCTGTAACAGGGTTGGAGACGTAGCCATAGGCCCTAATCTCCAGTTCTTCCCTAGTCCTTCCCTTGAGGGTCTTCTGTAACCTGTCAAAAGGCGTATACGGGTTCCACTCGCTAAAGAACCAAAACAGCTTGCCGCTACCATTCTTGGTCCTCCCCTTATACGGCATGTGACCAGGAGGGACTCCAGGGATTGTGCCAGGGCTTTTAGGATCAATCAGCTTGGCTTCTCTAGTCTCCTCGATCATGGCACCGTCCATGGCCGATTTAACAGCCGTAGAATACCCCTCGATTGGTGTAAACGTGATCAACATCTTCCCCTTGCGAGAGACAAGGCGGTATTTAAGCGTTTCCACCCAGGCTTGTGGCACCAACTCATCAAACCAGATCAGGTCCAACTCAGTTCCCTCCAGGGTGGATAGATCCTGAGTGTAATTTTTGAACCACATCTGAGAGTGGTTAGGGCCTACAATAGTCCTGCCTGAGAAGCCATTCTTTTGGGTGAAAGAGATATTGGCTACAGATCGAACAGCCTTCTTCTGTTCCTTCCATTGCAACGGAAGATACGTGTGAATGTAGGGCTGCTGAACCTGTATGCTAGAGTCATTGGAGCTGTGACAGCACCAGATCTTCATGTTGGGCCTGTTCACCATGGCCCTAACCATCCTCGAAGCTAGGTATCGACTCTTGCCACCACGATTGCCACCAAAGATGTAAATCACATCGATGTCAGGATTGTCGATCGCATCATCAACATCTTTCCAATGATCAAAGACTCCAGAGGTATTATGATGATCCGTTCCATAGGTGTATGGATCAGCAGCCTCCAGCTCAATCAGTTCTTCCCTCTTTTGGTAATACTCAAGAAGCTTCCCCTGATCGTTCAGAGCTTCGGCCTCTTCCCTGGTAGGGATCTTGATGATGGGATGCGGAGTCCACTTCATGCCCAACGATCAAGCTGCTTTGGAACACCCTTGCAGATCAACTTATCAGTGCCTTTCTCGACCCATACAGGGATCTCCAGGCCCTTTTGGAACAACTCATTGTCCTTTACCCTCACCAACCCTATCTCAGTCTTAATCAGGCTCCTGTTGAAGGGTCTCTCAACCACCTTAGCCATCTTTGGCTCCTTACCAGCTCTCCACCTAAGGTCAGGTGTTTCCAGCATAGACCTACGTTTGGCAGGTCTTCCCCTCGTCCGCTTCTTTGTTTCAGTCATAAAATAACTCTTCGCAAAAGGTGGTCCTAGGCAACTTCTGGCTCTTGCTCATGTTGCACCGAGGACACGCCACCCTTAAATTCCAAGGCTCATGTGGGCCTCCCTTAGAAATAGGGATGTGATGGTCAATGTGATAACCAGACTCAAAGTCACCACAATAAAAACACGGTTTGCCTACCAATGGGTTCACCATCAAATCAGCCCAATCAGAACACCCCTGGGCATCGCCTTGCCTCTTCCTGGCCCTATATTTGTGGCAATGAAGATTGTGTTTATCCAGGTTGGCTTTCTTCCACTTGCGGCTACAGGCCCTCACAGAGGCCTTGTTGGCCTTGTAATAGGCATTACCATAGGACCGATACCTCTCGGGGTTACGGGCCTTCTTGGCCGCACAAGAACACCTGTTTGAGCAATACTTTGCCCAAGGCATCTTTGATTCATAAGTGGCACCACAGACCACACATTGCTTTTCCATGACTCCTCCCAAAAAGCCAATTACCAACCCGGTGGGAGAAGTGCGTTTGTCAACTGGGGTGTAGAGGGAGATCCGCAACGATTTCTTCATTTCTAGACAATGAGTGACCCCCCCGACCCCCTTTGTCTATGCGGTGTTTGCCACCTTTCGCACAATATGTCTTATGTATAATTAAGTGGTTTACCCATGGTTGTTCTCTGGCAACGACTTAGGCTCAACGACCTCTGCATCTATAACTTCTTTCTCTCTTTTAGTGGCCTCAAGCAGCTCTTTTAGACTATCTGAGGTAATCTGGACCGACCTGTGTTCAACAATTGTCGAAGGTTGGCCCTCTATCTGGAGAATTTTGTCAGTTACGATGCCGAATGGGACGGAACAATCTTTCCCCTTCATTTCCCCGTTCTCCACTGCTTCATGCATCTTCCCCAACAGTGCGTCCCTTGTTGCTTTAAGTCTGTTGAGCAGAGCAGCTTTACCATTAGCCTCTATATCCTCCCTCTTGGCTATAGCTGCTATAGTTTGCTGGTTAGTGCTGAAGATGGCTGAGAGGACTTTCTGTGAGACACCCTCTTTGATCCCTCTGACCAAAGCTGCGTATCTCTCAGGGTCCTTCCGCTTGAGTTCCTGGCCTGTATATTGGGTGTCAGTAGCTTTCCTTTCACCCCACTTAGTAAGACTGCCTTTAGGCATAAAGTAATGGGAGGTGGAGAATACTTGACTGTATTCTTCCAACCTCCCATCCAAGTTTAATTATTTTAGAGGCATTCTGCAATACCTATGTTAGTCACCATCAATCAAATCCTATGACTGGACCCTGGAAGAAGCTCTTGAGGGCCTTGATGCCTCCTACAGTGCCGTTCAGGCATGTCAGGATTATGTCTGCTATGGTGAGGCAATAGATGCGTTCTGTATCATATCCGTCAATGATGTATGGCTCCCAAGTATTTGGGTCATCAGAGGGTTGTTTTACGCCTGACCATGGCCCTGCGACTTGGGCAAGGGCGTATTTGCCTCCTGCCAGAGGGACGAATATGGCGAGGATCATGTAATTTGTCTCTGGGTTCCACCACTGGGCGGTGACTCCGTGTTCGTGCTTGAGGCACACTGTTGGTTTTAGGTTCATTGGTATTCTTCTCTTTGTAACCCCAACCCTCACAATCTGGACACAAATCCTGGGTCCTAGGTGTCACGATCCACCCGGTTCCTCTGCATGTCTGGCATATCACGCGGCTTTTTCTTTCTTACGGGCCTTCCATTAAACTGAGCTGGATCTCCACCTCTGGTAGACCAGAAGTGTTCGCATCCATTGTCAATGTCAGTGGCTAGGCCATAGTAATCCAGCCCTTCATCGTCGTTCTGTTGCGGTATGTCTTCCATTAGAATGGGTATGTCAGTTTCTCTTGGGGGAGAGCGTAGAGATCTCCTCTTCCAAAGTTAGTGATGTTCTCCTTAGCCAGTAGCTCTTGTTTAGTGGCTAGGCCTACAAACTTGTAGGTAGGGAATGTGCCTACCATCAGTGCGTAGAGGTCAACTCCTTCACCCTTCCACTTGGCTGCTATCAGATGTCCCTTGGCATATTTGGTGGTCTTGATATCCACGGTGAGGCCATTGTGAAGGATGCAGTCGGCCTCTGGGATCACCTCTATCTGGAAGTCGGGGTAGACGTTGAATATCTTGCAGTAAGCCATCTCGCCTGCAATACCCTCTAGATCGGTCTCCTCGTCACTCTGAGGGCCTTTCCGCACGTTTACCTTGCCCTGCTGCCTAGCGTGTTCATGACGCCTTTTAGCGAGGAATCTGGCGTATCTCTGCTCTTCAGGTGACAGCGTGACTTCCATGTAGTTACATTTGGCTCCAGGTGTTTGTCACCTCGACCAAAAAATCCTGCTCTGACGTCGCGTTAATTATGGAGTGATCAGCTTTCACAGACTTCACGCTGGTCTCTGATACATGCTCGTCTTTCAACCCTGTATCTCTGATGATCTTCCAGACCTGACCACCCAAGTTCCTGACCCACTCACCCTCAAACGGGAACCTGACATCATCGATGATCAGCATGTTGTATCCATGGTTCCTGTAGTGGTTCCATGCCTCCAGCAATCGTTTGATCCAGATGTCCTTTCCATGCAGCTCTTTCATGGACTGACCCACTGCCTGATATACGGGCCTCAGGACTGCCTTATCCTCTTCTTTGTAGGTCCCAAAGATCTTTGCCACCTCTGCCTTGATTGGATCTGCAAAACCCAACCTGATAGGCACTAGGCCCTGCTGTTCAGCCAATGCAATGAGATGCTTTGCTGCTGTAGTTTTCCCGCTACGTTTGGTCCCTGCCAAACCTATGATGAATTCGCTCCTCTTCCCCGTCATCAGTTCCACCTGTTGTTTACCTGCTCCTCTTCTTCCTCTTCCTCGTCGTCCTCAGTCTCTGAATATTCCTGCACATCAAAGTCTGAGTCTGCCTGACTCAAAATAGACAACCCATACATCAGGTTGCCTAGTTGCTGGGGGGTGTTCACTTCATTGAGACATTCGACGATATTCCCTTCATGGTCTTCGAGAGAGATGGTGATAATCATTTGATGGAATTAACTAATATGGGGCCTTCCTCGACTCCCTTGAATCTACTATTCCACCGCGTGTATTCCAAGGACACCTTGGCCTCTTGAACCCCATTTCTGTTCTTTCGGATCCAGAAGTTCACGATCCCGTCATCCGGCTCCTCATCAGAGGTGTTCTTCATGAGGAATGCTACACTGTCAGCGTCCTGTTCTGCTGTCCCAGAGTCCCTCAGATCTGACATCCTGGGTATCTGCTTCTCACGTTTCTCGATCTCCCTGTTCATCTGAGCCAACAAGATCACCGGAACCCCACATTCCAGTGCCATGACTTTGATAGTTCTGGTGATTGCTCCGATCTCATTAACCCGGTTCTCATATCGTCCACCGCTCCTGATAAGAGTCAGGTAATCAATGACGAGCATGTCCACTCCCTTGTCCTGAACAAACCTTCTGGCCTGTGACCTAAGCTGATCTACAGTGATGGCTGGGGTGTCCTCGATATGGATCGGTAGCTCGAAGAAATCTTTGGTCGCCTTGGCAAGCTTGTTTTTGTCACCCATGCCTGTCTTCAGGTAGTGCCTCACATCCTCTCCCGAAATTATGGCAACAGCTCTTTCAGCAATGGAGTTGTAAAGCATCTCAAGAGACCAGATAGCCACTTTCTTGCCCTGCTTGGCTGCTTGGATAGCAAGGAACATGGAGAAAGCAGATTTACCACCACCGGGACGACCTGAGATGATGTAAACAGCCCCAGGGAGAAACCCTCCAAGCTTGTCGTCCAAACCATAGATCCCGCTTTTGATGGAAAGATCTGGGACACCGCCATCCTTAGCACTCTCTAGAAGGTCCATAAACCCCCTCTGAGCCTCTTTTTGGTCCTTCTCGGTAGTCATACCCTTGGTGGTTTCCCAAAGAGCGTCCTGAAGGCCCTGAAGAAGCTTTTCTGGATCTTCCTCCTCCTGTGCTGCTGTTAGTGCCTTGTAGTGCTTCAGGAAGACCTGACGCCTCACATACACGGAATAGGCTTGTTCAGCATAGTAGGACAGGTTTGAAGCGGTTGACGACTCACGTATCAGGTCGTCAATGTAAAGAGCCTCAGACATGAGTTGGCGACTGACTGTGAACTGGTCAACAGTTCCTCCAGCTTTGACAACAGACTCACAAGCAAGCCACACGGAACGGTTCCTAGGATCAGCAAACCAACCCTCTGAGATTCCAAGCTCCTTGGCTTCAGTAAATGCACCCAGAAGAACACAGCCTAGAAGGCCCTTCTCAGCAAGAATGTCCTCAGGGACATCGTAATCGATAGTGATGGTGTTTTTCTTAGCGGAAATCATACTTTGTAGAACGGTTTCCCTGCTTTGATGTCAGCAGGGACGGAGCGAGAGACAGAGTTCCTCTTTGATCTTCCAGCAAGGATGATCTCAGTCATGATCTCATCCCTCTCCTCCTTATTACTATTACTATATATATTATCTCTATTAGTTAGTGTCCGTGATGGCGGACATATTATATCGTTAACGTGTCCGTCCTCGCGGACACGTCGTTGGGCCTTGGTGTTAGTCATAGAGGCCGACTCTATCGGCTTTCCCTTGCCTCTGGCTAGGTAGCAAGTGGACCTACCTGCCTTTTTCTGGATCAGCCATCCGTGTTCAACCAAGGTTTTCAGAGCTTTCCACAACCGGGTCTTACACACTCCGATCCTCTTGGCCATGGTCCTCTTGTCGTCGAAGCAACAGCCCCTCATGCACACGTAGAGATAGGCCTCCCTCTCGATCAGTGAGAAGCCTACCTCGTAGATGTGTTCAGGGACCCTTGGGATCATACTTCAGCCCAGGCTCCCTGGTAGAACTCCCGGTCATAGTGCGGACTGTCGTATCTGAGAACTGGCTCAAACAGGTCCAGAAGATCAGCTACGGCTACGGCCTTCATGCGCTTGATCTTTTTTTTAATGTAAGCAGCCCGATCCTTCACGGTCGGCATGTCCAGCTCCACGTATATGCCAGCAATGTCGTCCAGGGTGAATCCGTCACACAGGTGATGGAATATCATGCACAGCTCTGCTGAGTCTGTCTTCATGATCCCCAGCCGTGTTAAGTCCGGCCCACTCATAGATCTTTCATGGGCCTTACCGTGACAGTTTACGCATAACCACACGGTGTTTTCTCCGCTCCGTGCCTTAGGCACTACGTGGTGCTGGTGGCTTGCTGGCTTCCCGCACTCAAAACATGTGTTTGACGTGTTCATCGCGCTTCCAGCTACAGCAGCTCAATGATCCCAGATTCAACTTTTGGACACCGGGCATATTTCACCTTGATGCCTTTGACCCACTTGTTCCAGTGGTAGCAAAGTTTTGCATATACTTGGTATCGTGATGCGCCGTAGCTCTTTATTGGGGAATGCTTCAGCGCGAGGAAATGGTTCCTCAAAACAAGTATAGGGTCATCTGATTCCATATTAGTCCCTTTGCAGAAACGATCATGGAAAATGGTATAAAGAGCAGGATTCCTCTGCATTGCCTGATAGATGAAAGCCCCGTAGGGAGGCCCAAAGCAGATTGGTTTGGCAGCAGCAGAAGCGGCTGCTGCCCTGATATACCACTCTTCGTCGCGTTTGATTTCATTCAAGATTTCGAGGTTGCCAATCGGACCAGTTTTAGTTGTAGCGAGATTAATCCTAAACCTTACCAATGCTGCTAAATGGCTGCTGTATTTTAGGCCTGCAATATGAATCGAATCTGTCGCGCTCCGAGGCCTTCCGTTGTCTATCGTGAAGATTGTCTTTTCACTGCAACTAAGATTCTCGGCCACCATTAGTTTGACAGGCATGTT